AACTACACCTCAAGCAAAGAGGCGGCACGAGATAAGCTGGAGCAGTTATTGCCAAACATTGCAGCCACAGACCCAGCACTAGCTAAAGCCACCATTATGAAGATTGTCGGACTAACCGACGGCGACATGATGAAAGACTTTAGAGATTATGCGCGACAACAACTAATCCTGATGGGTGTATCCAAGCCAGAAACGGACGAAGAGAAGGCTATGTTGCAACAAGCGCAAGAGGCGCAAAGCCAGCAGCAAGACCCGAACATGGCATTGGCAATGGCCGAGCAGATGAAGGCACAAAACGGCGCAATCAAGAATCAGATTGACCAATACCGAGCAGAGACCGACCGTATGGCTGTTATGGTTGATGCAGATAAAGCAAACGCTGAGATTGACTATAAGAAGGTTCAGTCTAAATCGTTAGCTGTGAACGATGCAGTTAAAATACGACAGTCAGTCAGGATGCAGTAAAAGAAGGCTCTTAGGAGCCTTTTTTATTTCCTGCCTTTAAAATGGCGGCGTCAACAATCCTCACGCAGTTTCTAGCCGTCATCGGCATAGCAACAGCCCAATCTTGACTTAACAAAAAATAACCTTTGCGCCAACTTTGCATATCACCTCCAAATAGATTAAGTGTAGCTGGTCCGACCACTTATTGACAAACACCACCATTCAGGCTGATAATTTAATCACGCGCACATATAAGCGGCAATTATATGTCTCCACTAGTGAGCAACTAGGTTTATCGTACATAGGCGAGATTAAAAACTATGACATTGGACGAACTTAAAGCCGAAAACGCAGCAGCGGTTAATCAAGAGCCCGAAGTTGACGAACAGGAAGTTGAACAGGTAATTGACGAGCCAGAAGCTGAAGAAGTCGAAGCGGAAAGCGAAGCGCAAGCAGAAGCGGATGACGAATGGCTTAAAAGCGACTCTCAGGCTGTGCCACTATCAAAACACGTTGAAGTTAAGCACAAACTGAAAGCTCGACTGAGTGAGAAAGACGACGAATTAGCGCGGTTACGTGCTGAGCTTGAGCAGTTGAAGGTTGGTGGAGTTATGACCCAGCAGCCACAGCAACAGGTAGCAGCAAAAGTGCCAAAGCTGGCTGATTATGACTACGACGAAGACAGATATGCTGAGGCAATGGCTCAGTACACATCTAGCTTAGTCGAAAGCAAGTTAAGCGGTTATACGTCAAACGCTCAAGCAGAAGAGCAGAAGCGACAAGCTGAAAAACAGCGTGAAAAGGCATTAGACAGCCACTATGAACGCGCAGCGCAATTGGTTGAAACTATGGGCGGCAGATTTACTGCTGATACATACAAAGAGGCAGAGCGCAACTTTAGGTCTGGATTGCATGAGATTACTGGCAACGGTGATGTTGTGGCAGACGAAATTATCGCACGCCTTGGTAATGGCTCAGCAAAAGTGATCGCGCATCTTGGAGTAAACAACGCTGCAATGTCGGTACTGAAAGACCACTTACGACAAGACCCAAGCGGCTTAAGTGCTGCTGTATATCTGGGTCAGTTGGAAGCAAAATTCTCAACAGCATCGACAAATAAACTTAGCAAAGCGCCAGCGCCGGAGGTTAGAGTGCAGGCTGATGCGGTAGGCACAACTGCGAATATCGCAAACGCCAAAACGCTGCAAAAAGCTTACGCTCAAGCGCATAAGAGCGGTGATGCTCAAAAAGCATTTACCATTCGACAGCAAGCCCGCGCTGCTGGCATTGACATGAAAAACTGGTAGGAGTCATACAAATGGCAGCTTTAAATAGCGGTAAAATCGCAGAAGTCGTGTTTGAGGAAGTAGTCAACACGCATGAAGAACAAACGCAAATGTTAGGCTTGGTTGACAGCTTTACCGCTGCGCCCGGCACTCTGCAAAACGCTGGCAACTACATCTGGCGTCCAGCTCAAATGCACCGCCCAGTGTTGAGCGGCTGGGATTTGACTGGTCAAGAGCAGGGCGTAATCCAAGAGACTTACCCAGCAATCCTTGGCACGCCAACCAACGACCTGATTGAATTACGCGCAGACGATTTGCGTGACGAGTCATTCTGGCGTAAGGCTGGTCGTGAGTCAGGCATGAAGCAGGCGTCAATCCTGAACAAAACTGTTGCGGATACAGTAACCAACACCGGCTCACTGTTCTATCGCACCAACACAACTTCAGGCTTTAACTTTGTCGCCCAAGCGCAAACGCTGATGACTGAACGCCAAGCGCCGATGAACGAAATGAAATTCATTTTGTCGCCACGCGATAACCTGAAGTACGCAACCGAGTTGTCAGGTCGTCAAACACTGCAAGGTCGTCCGGCGTCAGTATGGGAAAGCGGCCAATTAGGTCAAAACATTGCTGGCTTTGATGTGTATACAGGTTCTTACCTGTCTGGCTTAGCTGGCGGTGCAGACCCTGCAACAACCGTTACTGGCAACCAGTCATTTAAACCAGAAGGCGGCAGCATTTCTGCATCTGGCGTAGTGACTAACGTTGACTACCGTACCGCAACAATCGCTGTAGCTGCGTCTGCATCTTACAACGTTGGTGATGTGGTTACGTTCGCTAACGGCGGTACTGCGGTTCAATCAGTCGGCTTAATGGACAAAACAACCACTGGCCAGCCAATGACTTTCCGCGTAGTTGCTAAACCATCAGGCACTTCAATCACTGTATATCCTAAACCGATTGCAGCAGATGACCCTGCATTGAGCTCACTGGAAAAAGCTTACGCAAACATCAATACTCGCATTCTTAACGGCGCAACCGTTAACCGTGTGAATATTGATGCGTCAGCCAAGCCGTCAATTTTCTTTGACCGCTCGTCTATCGAAGTTTTCCACGGCGAAATCCCTGCGAACTTCTTCAGCCAATTCGGCGGTCAGAAAGTAATCAGTGCAACACTGAAGTCTGGTCAGGTGATGTACATGCTGTACGATGCCAACTCGTTGACCATGAATTTCCGTATGCGGATTTTCACATGGTACGGGACAACGAATAAAAATCCCTCAGCTAACGGTATTGCTGTTAGCTTCTAATAAAGAGGGCGCTTTATGCGCCCTTTTTTATTCATAGCGCAAAGGCAATGATTACAGTCATGCATATGGCTAGCATTACAAAGAAGCCAAGCCCATTATCTACTGAAGATATTTCTGTTCTTGTCATCCCAGTAACAGGAGTTAGCTTGTTTGCTTCATCAGCTCTAAGAAACTCATATTCAGACTGAATAGCGCGTACACAACTTTCATCCACAAGAATCTCTTTATTCTTGGCAAGAAGAAATGTCAGTTCATTAATCGTCTTGCAATTGCCGTTAATACCAAAGTTAATTGTCGCACCTGACTTGCTCCATCGGTTCAGTCTAAATTCTCCCGTTTTGACGGGCCTGCACATATATAAGTCGTAATTTTCATTCACTTTATTACCCTGCATTATAAGATGATAAAATTACACATTTACGCATACAGCTTACACCGATAAGCGTTACTTTGATTTGATCAATCTGGTCTAGCCGAACCCATGAATCGTCTCGAATGCAAGCATCTGTGATGTCATGTCCTCGCGGATGCATCAGTCGCGCTTCATCCTCGCTTTCAGCAGACACCACGGCCGAATCGTAAGTGTCGTAGTCGTTGTTTACAGATTGAGTTAAAAGGTAGATATTCATAAAGCCCTCCAATTAAACACCAAAACCATAGCACACCAATTTGCTTTATCTGGTCTGACCTCTGCGCTATACTGATTAAAATTTGACAGAGGGCTAATCATGGCAATTCAGGTTTGGGATTTAGATGGCAACATTTGCCACATTGATGTTACTGAGCTTCCTTCTATTGAGGCTGGTTTGTATTCGTTAACCGAGCCAGACAAGGATGAAGATAAACCAAAGCGCGGACGCAAACCAAAGGCGGTAAGCGATGAAAACGAAGCTTGATTTAATTAATGCTGCTTATTCAAAGCTGCTTAAATCCGGTGTAACGCAACAGCCAAGCCCTGAAGATTTGGAATTGGCTTTGTTTCGCTTGGAGGAAATGGCATGGGAGTGGGATTCTCGCAACCTTGCGCCTCAGTACAACTTCGAGGATGAACCGGATTTAAACTCATTGGCCGGCATTGATAACTGGCAAGCAACTGCCTATTACAATAACCTTGCCGCTCGGCTGTGGCCTGAGTTTATGAATGAAGATGTAAACCCGCGCTTATTCCAAGATGCCACACAGACGCTATCAAACCTGTCTGCACGCCTTGCCTCTAAGCGTACGTCAACATACGCGCAACGGATGCCAATTGGCACAGGTCAACGCTGGCTGCAACGCTTCCGTCATTTCTACGGTGCTTACAAGCCATGCTGCGGAGATGATTAGATGCCACAGTTACAAGTGCCACTGATGCGCGGTGATAGAGTTGATACGGATGACGATTACTTCGACTTTCTGCCGAAGAATTTCATTGCTATTCCAAAAGAAGTGCGCGGTGCTCAGGGTTATATGTTGGCGCACGATGGATTGACTAGAATGTTTTCGGCAGTTGGCGAGGATAGGGGCGGTTTTTACAATGACCGATTGAATAAGCATTTTCGCGTATCAGGCAACTCGCTAATTACTGTTGATTCTCTGTCCACTTACACCAATCTAGGCACAATTAACGGCAGCGGACAATGCTCTATGCCGTATTCATTCCAAAGTCAGTTAGTTGTATCAGGCGGCAACGTATACCGCTATGCGTCAGGTGTCTTGTCAAAGCTAACAGATGTTGACTTCGGTTTTCCTATTGATGCAGATTGGATTGACAACTATTACTTTTTTACTGATGGCGAATACCTGTATCACACGCTAGTCAACGATGAAACTCAAGTCAATCCGCTAGACTATGCTGTTGCCGAAATCATGCCGGATAAGTCGCTAGGCGTTATGCGCACACCTGATAACTTAATGATGGTATTCGGTCGGTACTCTATTGAATATTTCCGCAATGATGCATCGGCAAACTTTGCATTTTCTCGCATCGAGCAAAAATCTATGAAAATCGGCATTTGCGGTACTTACTGCAAAACTGAATTGATGGGGGATGTAATCATTCTTGGCGGTCGCCGCTATGAGTCACCGTCTTTTTATTCTATCGGCGCAGGTTCGGCAGAGTCATTATCAAGTCGCACTGTCGATAAGATATTAGCTGAGTATACAGAGGATGAACTTTCAACCGCCGTATTAGAAAGTCGAGTCAGGAACCGGATTGCTTATCTAATTGCAAGACTGCCGCGTCATACGCTTATGCTTAACATTGCATCAGCTCAAGCAATCGGCGCGGCTAATTCGTGGTGCATTCTGTCTACTGGCACTGATGGCGGAAAATGGATGGCTGCCAATGGCGTGTTTGATCCAAATCTCTCAAAGTGGGTTTACGGATGCAGCGATGACGGGCGCGTGTTTTATCTTGACAAAGATTCTGCGGCGCAAGATGGCGAGTATTCAGAGTGCGAATTGCAGACTCCATTCATACCGCTAGACAAAAAGCGGATTGCCGAGCTTGAAATCAACACAGTGCCGGGCTTCGTTAACGAAGATACAACCGTCTTTTTCGGTGTTTCTCCTGACGGTTACGTTATGTCTAGTGAATGGGTGCAGCTTTATTCCAATCCTGAAAACTACGATTTGCGCTTCTTTATCAGGCGCGTCGGATACTTTCAACAGAAAGCCGTTTTGAAATTCCGCTCGCTGACAAGGGATAAGCTAAACCTGTCTAACTTGGTTATCACTTATGGCTGATTTAAAACTATCCTATCAATACATCGTCACCGAGGAAGGGCTTAGAAAGCTTGTTGGCGGTCAATGGCCTGAACAGCTAATCAAAGACTACTTGTCTTCTAAATACTCAGCACAGCAGATTGCAGACGCTATAAACTCAAATTCAGACAAGATAGCGGTTATCGAAGGTGAGATTGTCGTTATTAATGGACAAATAACCACATTAACCGCCAATCTAAACGCGCACATTGCGGCAGAGGCTGCTCATGGCTCAACAGGTAACATTGTCGGCACTGATGACTACTGCACTGCAACAGTTGGCGGCACTGTATTACTTGCCGCTGCGGTGTCGGACGCTTTAGATTCTACGGTTACAATCACGGGCGGGATTGCCGCTGCACCTGCGGCATACTCACAAGCTTACGCGCAACAGCAGACTGACAAAATCAACGAGCTTTGTACTGACTTAACCAGTGTAATTGGCACTCTCAATGACCTTGTGGACTTGTTTAACCAAGCCAAGGGCTCTGAGGTCGTAGCAAAGCAGAGGTCAGCGTGATTAGGCGGGCAAGCATTGCTGATGTTAAAGAGTTTTTCAGCGAGCGAGGGTTAGCTTGTCCCGATGCCTTGTCGGTAAGCTGTATAGTTGTTGATGAGCTAATGCTGATTGCATACATTCCTTTATCTGTCGACGATTGCGAGGTTCACATATGCGTAAAAAAGCGAGGCTTGCGGCACATAAACGAATTAATCAACGCAGGCATTGCTTATTTGCAAAAGCAAGGCTTTTCGAGAATGGCAACAGCAATCGAACCGAAATACACGACAGCAATCAAGCTTGTTGAGCGCCTAGGTTTTGCATTTGTCGAGTGCTACAATGATAGAAACATTTACATGAGGGTTTTGTAATGGGAATTGCATCAGCAATCGGTTTAGCGGCTCCGCTGGTTGGCGGGATTCTTGGTAGCAAATCTGCATCTAGCCAAGCTGGAAACATCACGCGAGCAGCAGACCAATCAACCGCACTGCAACGCGAGCAGCTAGAGTACCTGAAAAAGATTATGGCTCCGTATCAGCAAGCCGGTCAGGATGCTTTGCCAGCATTGCAAGCGTTTGTGAATCAGCCCGCTCAAAGCTTTAACTTTGACTATGCAAGCTATTTCAAATCTCCTGAGTATGCAGCTTTATCGCAACAGGCAGAGCAAGCAGCTTTGCGTAATGCGGCGGCAACTGGCGGTATTAGAGGTGGTGACGCTCAAGTTGCTTTAGCTTCAATAGCTCCACAGCTTGCGCAGCAGGGCTTGAATAATGCGATGAATCAATTTCAGCTAAACCAAGGCGCAAATACCAACAAGTACAATCAACTTCAAGGCTTGGTTGGCTTAGGTCTTGGCTCAAGCCAGCAAGTTGGAAATGCAGCACAATTATTCGGTCAAGCGGCAGGTCAAAACGCAGTGGCGGCTGGTCAGGCACGAGCAGATGCAGCGGGTCAGCGCTACAATGCGCTTGGCGGATTCTTATCAAGTTTATTCTAAGGATAAAACATGGCCATCACCCAATTTTCGCCAAACATCAGCTTTATGCAGGGCATTAACACTCTGAAGAATGAAAAGATGGCGCTAGAGGCTAATCAGATGCAACTTGATAAAGCCAAGCAGCAGCAAAAAGACACAGAAGAGGCGTCTTTAGCTTTGCGCGATTACTACAAGACGGGCAATCAAGAGTCGCTGATTAATGCCACTCTAAAATCGCCTGAGCTTGCAGGAAACATGCTCAAGGCAGTTGGTCTTGTGGATGAGCAGCAAAAGCAATCTGCCGCTGCTGATGCTGCTACGCTGTGGCAAGTTGCCGACAGCCCTGAGCTATTCCACCAGACAATCGCAAAACGCACCGATGAGATTATGCGCAAGGGTGGTGATCCAACTCAAATCATCCAGCTTGGCATGATGTACGACAAAGACCCAAGCGGTGCAAAACAACAACTTCGAGCGGTGGCAGCGGGTTTAGAGGCTCAAGGCTACAAAACTGGCGTATTCTCAACCGAAGAAGAAAAAACGCCACAGTCACAACGTGAGTTTGAATACTACCAGAAGCTAAAAGAGCGAAATCCAGAAGCGGCAGCGCAATTTGCTCGCGGCAAAGGCTACATTGAGACTGGCAGAGAAGAAAACCGCACAGAAGCGCAACGAAACCTTTCTGAGTACCAACGGTTGATGAAAGAAAGTCCTGAGCTAGCCAAGCAATTCGGCCAATCTGTCGGACTTGTCAGCAAAGAAGGTAAGGAGCTATCCGCTCAAACGCAAAAGCGGCTTTCTGAGTTCACCGATGCGGCAATGGAAAATCAGAATCTCGAACAAAAATACTCAACGCTTGCTGATGATTTTAGCAAGGCTGCCTTGTCTGGCGGTGTCAACACGACATGGAGTGAGTGGATCAAAGAGCAAACAGGTAATCAAGATGAGATTTCAGGATTGCGCCGTGAATTCTTGAAAATCCGAGGCTCTGAAGTTGTTAAGAATCTACCAGCAGGCGCAGCATCAGATGCGGACGTAGCATTAGCGCTTTCCGGATTTCCAAGCGATAAAGCCAGCGGGGAGCAGATTGCATCATTCTTGCGCGGCTTAGCCAAGCTCAAAGCCAAAGAGCGCGAGCTTAACGAGTTTAAAGCCAGCTACATCAGCGAAAAAGGAACAGAGCGCGGCATGCTTGACGCTTGGAAGGAGAAGCAGTCGACTAGAAACTTTGTTGTTGGGAGGCCGGCAGGGATGATTAAGGCAGGAAATATAGACTTGTCTGCGCGGCCCGTTGTTAAAAATCCAGATGGAAGCATAAGCACAGTAAGATCCATGTCTGTTGGTTTTGATGATGGAGAGTATTTAATTCCAACGGTTTCACCTGATGGGAAAATATTGACGGAACAGCAAGCTATAGATTTGTTTATGAAAACGGGTCAGCATCTTGGCGTCTTTAAAACTCCGCAAGAAGCCACAAAGTACGCTCAAGAACTACACAATCAGCAAGAATCTATGTACTCAGGCAAGAATTCTGGAACGCAAATAACGCAAGCCCCACAGGCTGCCGTGGACTATCTGCGCAATAACCCGCAACTTAAAGAGCAGTTCAAACAAAAATACGGCTACTTGCCAGAGGGCTTATGATGGCTAATCCTTTTGACCAATTCGATAAACCAAAGAAAGTTTCTCAAACTAACCCTTTTGACCAATTCGACCAACCAGCAAATGATTTTGGTGCGCGCATCGACTTTGGCGGCGAAGTCACTGCACCACAAAAGAAAGAATACAGCATACCGGAGCAAATAATTGGTGGCGGTGAAGCTGCATTATCCACAATCACCGGAGCTACAGGCGGATTAGTTGGTAATGCGCTAGGCACTGCTGAGGGTTTAGCCGAATCTATTCGGCAAGGCACGTTTGGCACGCAACAAGGCGTCGACACTGCTCAAGAAGCGGCACAGAGATACGCTGGATATGGTACGTACACACCGCGCACAGATGCTGGTAGAGATTACATTCAAACCGTTGCAGAGGTTGCAGGTGCGCTACCAGCAGCATCAGGAATCACCGCAGAGCTTCAAGCGGCAAGCATGGGCGCAAGGCAAGTCGGTCAATCTGCAAGAGCTGGAGCCGATGTTTTAGCGCAGGAGGCAAAGCCTGTCATTGCAAATGCGGCGCAGAAAATCACCGACCGAATCACTCCGCAGTCAAAATCAGAAAACGGCGCTTTGTCTGTTGGTGCTGCTGAAGTTCCTGAGGAAGTTGTGCAGTTTCAGAAGTTTCAAGAATTGCCAGTGCCAATTACGCCAACGATGTCAGACCTAGCATCAGGTGATGCTCGCTTTATGTGGAAGCAGTTTGAAAACGAGATTGCCAAGGATGAAGCGCTTGGAAAAGCAAATAGAGATGCGGCAGCTCTGAAAAACTCTCAGGTTCATCAAAACTTTGATAGCTTTATAGATATGACCGGCAGCGAATTGCCAGAAACAAACTATCAATACGCCACAGGAAACAAGGTTGTCGATGCTCTCTATAAAGGGCTTGAAGAAGACAAAGCGAAAGTCACAAAAGCATACAAAGCTGCTGAGGAAAAAGGCGAGCTGCAAGGCTTGGTGCCTCAGGATAGACTTGATGCCATCGCATCATTCTTGAATGAAAACAGAGCAAAGCGCTCAAACACCAAAGTTTTGCAAGGCTTTGTAGATGAGGCTTTCGTTAAAGAAGTCGGCGAAGGATCTTTGCAGGATGGCACATTTAGACTCAAGCCAATGACTATCAAGCAAGCTGAGGAATTGCGGCAAGAAGTCGGAAACCTTGTCGAGCAATCAAACGGCAAAGACCTGTATTATGCCGGCCAAATCAAAAAAATGATTGATGACGCTCAAGAAGGTTTAGGTGGCACAGCGTTTAAAGTGGCTCGAAAGCTGGCTAAGCAGACTTTCGATAAGTACGAAAACGCGCAAATCATCGATATGCTTTTGAGCGAGAAGAAAGGCTACAAAGACGCCAAGGTGGCGCCTGAGCTTGTGGTTCAAAAAGCTGTTATGTCTGGCTCAGTTGATGACTTGAAGAAATTCCGGTCGACACTGATGAAGTCTGGCCCTGATGGTATGGCGGCTTGGCATGATGTACAAGCTGCTGTACTTCGCACCATTCGAGATGAGGCGATTAAGGGTAAATCAGTTGTAGACAATACCGGATTAATAAAAGCGCAAGCCGGAGCGATGAATAAGGCAATCTCAAACCTAGACAAAAACGGCAAGCTTAATCTGTTATTTGGCAAGAAAGACGCCGATAAACTTCGATTACTTGGTGAGGTTTCCGGTCGAATTGCTGAACAAATGACAGGAACATTTAACGCATCAGACAACATGGCATGGATTAGCGCGCTCAAGAAAATCCCTGTTGTCGGCAACGTAACGGGGGCGCTGTATGATGTAATCAGTGTTGTGAAAAACAGACAGCTAAGCAAAAAAGCTCAAGAAGCGGTCAATGTTGAGAAGACACTCAAAAAGCAAGGTATAGACCTGACAAAGTACAAAGCACAGCCGCCTAAATGAGCGGCTTTTTTATACGCATAATACGCGCTATACTTATTTTATTTTTAAAGAGGTCTGACCAGAATGTCATATCAAGTAATTAATCCGTTTATCCAGTTTGTTGACACAGCCAGCGGTCAACCATTAGGCGCTGGTCAGTTGTATTTTGGTCGCCAAGACTCAGACCCAAAAAACCAGCCAGCAAATCGTATCAGCGTTTACGCCGTTCAAGATAACGGCTCGGAGGTTTTGCTGTCACAGCCGATTACGCTAAACGCAGCAGGGCAACCGCAATATAATGGGTCAGTTAAGCAGCTCAGGGTCGAAATGTACAGCGGCGAGTTATCCTACGCTGTGCAGGTATTCAATAAATCAGGCGCGCAAAAAGGCTACTCTCCGCGAGTCACTGCGATGGTTGATCTTTTAGGTCTTGGCGCTGTCAACTCAACAGTTTTGATAGGCGGCGTCACTGCCGGAAATATAGCGCAGGCATACAATCAGCGGCGCGTTGACATTCGTTCTTTCGGCATTGTTTTTGATGGCAGCGATGAAGGCCCGAAGCTTCGGACGGCACTGGCGGCTGGAGTGCCTTTGTATTTTCCTCCAAACAAGACAATCATTGTTAACTATGACCCAGCCAGCGCGTTTAATGACGGCGGAGTTACTAGATACACTCGCTGCATTGGAATTCCATCTAATTCTGATTTGATGTTCGGCCCGAACTTTTTAATTAAAGGCGCAAATGGGTTGCAAAGTTGGACTCGCGTTGTAGTTGCAGAGAACGCATCAAACATCAGAATTTATGGGGAAATGAAAGTAGACGGAAACGTCCAAAACATAGGAACACCAAACAACGAGCAAATGCACGCAGTTTTTCTTTTTAACGTGACAGATTTTCATGCAGACACGATAAACGGAACAAACTCTAGAGGTGACAATCTATTTATAGGTGGCTCTAACGAGACGACATTTTCTAGGCGCGTTTATATTAGTAACGTTATCGGAAACACGGCGGGCCGCAAAAATTTGGTATTGCATATGGCTGATGAGGTGTTTATAGGAACTGCTCTATTAAACAACGCAGCGGGCGGCGCT